CGGCATGATGTTCCGCAAGCCGATGACAATTGACGTGCCTCCGTCGATTGAACCTCTTCTTGACGATGTTACAATGTCAGGCGTGGGCTTTTATACCCTCGCACAGGAAGCCGCTACCGAGGTTATGACTACCGGGCGGGACGGTATCCTTGTCGATTACCCGGTGGACGGCACCGAAGGCATGACCGTTGCGATGGCAGAGGCGGCGGGTATTCGGCCTATTATGGCGCGATACCAGGCAACGTCAATCCTGAACTGGAAAACGCAGCGTATCGGCAATGCAACGGTGCTTTCAATGGTTGTATTGCAGGAAGAGGCGAGCGTGCCTGATCCCGAGAATGAGTACGCGCACAAGACCGAGCCTCGCTTCCGGGTGCTTGATTTGGTGAAGCGCCGGCTTGAAGATCAGACCAACGAATACGAGGGTGTGAAATATCGCCAGCGTGTTTTCCGTATAAACGACAAAAAAGAAGATGAGCAGGTCGGGTCGGACATCTTCCCGCTGATGGCCGGAAAGCATCTTGACCGGATACCTTTCTATTTTCTGGGAGTTCTGACGATAACGCCGGATGTTGACGACCCCCCTATGATCGATCTTTTCGACGTAAACCTTGACCATTATCGGCTTTCAGCGGATCATAAGCACGGCTTGCACTTCGGGGGGCTGCCGACGGGGATTATTACTGGGCACACTCTGGAGAATCCTGGAGAGAAACTTTATGTCGGGTCTTCTAGTTTTATTGTTTTGTCAGATCCACAAGCAAAAGCTTATTTTATGGAGTACACCGGACAGGGGCTTAAACCGATTGCCGAAGAGATGCAGGCCGATGAAGCGCGTATGGCGATTCTCGGCGCCAGGCTGTTGTCGACTGAAAAGAAGGCAACGGAAACCAGCCAGACAGCACAGATCCACAGGGCAGGTGAGTCGTCTGTATTATCTGCAATCGCTCATACGATCAGTAAGGCGTTGACGATGGCGGTCAATACGTTTTGTGAGTGGGCGGGGCAGCCGGGCGATTGGTCAGTTGAATTGAATCAGGAATTTATGCCGCCGGAAGTGACACCGGAAGAGCTTAAGGGCTGGCTTGCCGCATGGATGAGCGGAGCGCCGGGGTTTTCAGATCAAGGAATTTTCGATATGCTTAAAAAACGGGAACTTATAGCCGATGACGTAACGCTTGAAGACGAAATCTCACGTATAGGCGAAAAGGCACCGGCGGCGCCGGACTTGACGGTAATATAACATGGATCGTAAAGACTTAATATTACAGGATTCCGCTATCACGCGCCAGATCAATCTTTTACGGTTTTCCGCCGGCGAGAAAAAGAAGGTGTTGGCTATCCTCACGCAGCTACAGAAGGATTTGAGGGCAAAACTGCTTTTAGATTTAACGGATTTTTCCCGTGCTCGTGTCAACAAACTCCTGAAGGAGTCAACGGCAGTGATTGATGCGGCTTATAATGGCATGCAGCAGAAGTTTGACTTTCCGGGCCTCGCAGAGCACGAAGCGGCTGCAACGGCAAGGTCATTCGCTGCAATCGGGCTTGACGCGGCACTCCCGACCGAGGCAGTGCTAAAGGCGCTGGTCAACGGGGCACTTATAGAGGGTAGTCCAGCGGGTGCGTGGTGGAGTCGGCAGAGCGACGACACGGCCTTTAAATTCGCAGCACAGGTCCGCCAGGGCATCGCCGGGAATGAGACCGTTCAGCAGATAGTCCGGCGGATCATCGGCTCAAAACGGTTGGGCACGGTTGGGATTATGGAAACCAGCAGGCGAGGCGCTACAGCTTTGGTTCATACTTCGATTCAACAGGTGGCGAATGATGCCCGCCTGGCGACGTTTAAAGAAAATGACGATGTTGTCAAGGGGGTGATGCAGCTTTCGACATTGGACAGCCACACAACCAAGATCTGCATTGCCTATTCCGGCGCGTCTTGGGACTTGGACGGGAACCCGATAAATGGCACGACCCTTGCATTCAATGGGGGTACTCCGAGGCACTTCAATTGCCGGTCGGTATTGACACCCATCACGCTCACGTACAAAAAATTGGGAATCGATATCCCGGAGGCACCGCCGGGCACCAGGGCTTCAGACCTGGGCCAGATCCCGGCGGACACATCCTTTGAATCATTTCTTGACCGACATGATGCAGCGTATACTGAAAAGCTGCTCGGACCGGGCCGGGCGAAACTTTACAGGGACGGGAAAATCACGCTCAACCAGCTTGTGGACGGGACTGGACGGGAGCTTACTTTGAAACAATTAGCGGCATTATAAGGAGGGAAATATGAAATATTCATTAACGATTACACCGGCATTAAAACCGGAGGAAAGGCATAAAATTCAGGACGTCTTAACGAAACTCGGATATAAAGTATCCGGGGGCGGAACAATGACAGATATGTCAGAATGTGATATATCTTTTGAAAGCAAGCCGAAGAAAAAGAAATAAGACTAAAAACCAAAGTGCTGATTATATTGGTGGCGTTGCTGTCTGGATGCGCAGGCGTAACCGACATGACAAACCTTGATCCCACGCATTATCCGCCGAGCGTAAGGAATGGCGATATTGTGGACAAATACATCTATGATCAGACGTATATTCCTATTGGTTATATGTATCGCCGGATATTCGGGATGGATTATTGATGAGCCATCGCACCAGTATCATAAAGAAGCTCCATCGGGATGTTAAACGTCAAAAAGTAGCAATTATCAACCAGATAGCTCTCGAAATCCTGATGCTTCCATTTCGGCAGCGGCTGAAACTCGCCTGGCGAATTGTATGGAGATCTAAATAATTTTTCTTGACATTGCGTTAAAAATATGAAACATTTTACAAAAAGGAGTGAAAACATGGGTACTTATTGCATTAATGGAAAAAACAAAGCCGGTGAAGCCGGCTTATGGGACATTGAAGCGGATAGTAAAGAGGACCTGGAAAAGATCCTTATTTCCAGGGGAATGAAGGCAGAAAATATTAACGGCGAAACAGTCAAGAGAGTTAAGCTCTCGACTCTAAAGGAGGATGACGAAAGTGCCATTTGATGAAAAAGACCCGGAAACCAAAACAGCGCTAAAGGCGGCTATTGCGGAGGCGGTAGAAACGGCAGTCGAGGAAGCGGTGGAAGGGCTAAAGGCCAAAAACACTGAATTGCTTGGGAAGCTGAAGAAGGCCCAGAAAGACGCGACAATCGATCCGGCTGACCATGCGGCTCTACAGGCGGAACTCACTGCAACCGAGGCGAAGCTGGCGACGGCTGAAAAAGCCCTGAAGACGGCCACGACTGAGGCCGACAAGATCAAAAAGGCCTATGATAACGAATCCAAGGTGGCGCATAACCTGCTCGTTGATCAAGGCCTTTCAACCGCCCTGCTCGAGGCCGGAGTGAAAAAGGCATCCTATCTCAAGGCGGCAAAGGCAATGCTGGCCGGCCAGGTAGTACTAACCGCCGACGGCGAAAACCGAGTGGCGAAAGTTGGCGATAAGCCCCTTGCGGAATTCGTCAAGGCATGGGCGGTGAGTGACGAGGGCAAAGCCTTTGTCGATGCTCCGGGAAATACGGGCGGTGGCGCCCACGGCGGTGGTGGAAGCGGCGGAACAGGCAAACAAAAAACGATGACGCGATCAGCATTTGAAGCACTGGCCCCAATAGCGAGGATAGAGTTTTCTAAGGAGGGCGGAACACTTACCCACGAATAACAGTTTCAAAAGATAATCGGCTATAATCTAAAGGGTTATGGCACAATTGGCAAGGCCAAGCCTAAAGGGCAACTAAACCTTTTAAGTTTGGCCTTTTTTTATTTTAACGCAACCCATTAATTAATTTAAGGAGAAAACACCATGGCATCTTCAGCAAATGTATTAACAAATTTGATCCCAACTCTGTATGTTGCATTGGATACAGTATCCAGGGAAATGGTCGGGATGATCCCGGCTGTGCGCAGGGATGCGTCTTTTGCAAGGGCTGCGATCGGGCAGACTGTCCGTTCGTTCGTTGCTCCGGCAGCCACAGCGTTTACGATCGTTCCCGATCAGATCAGGACAGACAGTGGGAACCAAACCATCGGCAATGTGTCACTGGCCATCGAGAATACACGGGCTTGCCCGGTGAGATGGCAGGGTGAGGAGTCTATGCAGATGGATTCCGCTGGTGGACCTACCGTAAACGCGATCATGGTTGATCAGTTCGCCCAGGCGATGCGGACCCTCGTTAACGAGATTGAGGCTGACCTTTGCGGGCTGTATGTCAACGCATCAAGGGCGATTGTCCCGGATTCAACGACTTTATTTTCGGCTACCCTGAAGGACGCGGCCAATGTTCGTAAAATCCTCATGGACAATGGCGCCCCTCTGACCGAGCTTCAAATGGTTCTGAGTACTACGGAAGGCGCGGCTCTCCGGTCCCTGACACAACTAAACCAGGTAAACACCGCCGGGGATGCGAATTTGCTCCGGCAGGGCGTCCTTGGGAACATTATGGGTTTTGATATCCGTGAGTCGGCGGGGATAATCACCCCGGCAGTTGGCACCGAGGCAAACGCCACCATGCACGCCACAACCGATTATGCTGTAGGCACTGAAACGATGGCATTGGATGCCGTTGGTACTGGAACCGTTGTCGCTGGTGATCTTGTAACTATCGCCGGAACTGGTCAAACCACAGTACAATATATCAACAAAACCTTGATCCCAGCAGTAAGCGGGGCTGCGTTTGTAATCAATAAGCCCGGCCTGATTGTGGCATTGACCGATAATGCGGCAGCCATTGCGGTCCGTGCAGCAGGTACTCGTAACCTCGCCTTTGCGCGGTCTGCAATCGTTTTGGCGACTCGTCTCCCGGCGCTCCCGATGGGCGGTGATTCGGCGGTTGATCGTACAATTATCACCGATCCTCGTTCGGGGCTGTCTTTTGATGTGGCTCACTACCTTGAGTACCATCAGTCAGCTTTTGAGATCTCGATTGCCTGGGGTCAGAAGGTAGTCAAAGAAGAGCATGTAGCGATCCTGGCAGGTGCCTAACATAGTTCTCATGGCGGGGTGCAGTAACGGCCCCGCTATAACCTAAGGAGGCCTGTAATGGAGCATGAACTTGTAAGGCTCATTTGCAATAATAGCATCGGGTACTATACCCAATTCAAAGACGCCATGAAACCGGGGGACGTTATTTTCGGCGAAGCTCCGGTCATTCCTGAACAAAAACCAAAAGAGAATAAACCCATCAAATATACGAAAAAACGGAAGGTGAAAAAATGAGCACATTAACGAACGGAAAAGAAACCTTAGCTCTCCCTGCCGGGCAAGTCCTTACGATAACCTCACCCTCCGGGTCATCTGGACTGGCGGTACTCCTCCACCGCTCACCCGGTGGGGGGAGCGCTCAAAGCGTGACCGCCATAGCTGGGGCGGATCTTACTTTTGGGGCGTATGCTGCACTTGAACGCTTTGAAATAATATGCACTACGGGAACCCTCACTCTCACAATGGCCGTGCCTGACCCGTCATTAATGCAGCTGGATACAGAGGCAACGACGGCCCTTGCCCTGAAGGTAAACCATTCTTTAGCGGTAGCAGAGAGCGACTTTCTTGTCGGTGCTCCTACTCCCTTTGGGTCATGGGTTAAAAAGACCCTGGCCCAAACAAAGACGATTCTCGGTTTAGCTGGGATCGTTCCGGCAGGGGCGGCAGAAAACGATTTTATCTGTGCTGGGGCAGATCCTTTCGCATGGGCGAAGAAAACCTTGGCAGAGGTCAAGACGATCCTCGGTCTCGGAACGGCAGCCTATACCGCAGCTACGGCCTACGTCATACATGCTCTTGCAACCGCAGCCGATGATTTTATCGTGGCGAGCGGATCAGGTGCATATGTCAAAAAGACGTTGGCCGAAGTCAAAACCATTTTAGGCCTCGGCACAGCGGCCTATACGGCCACAGGGGCTTATGATGCGGCAGGAGCGGCGACAGCGATTATAGCATCTTCGATATCTGATTCTGATCTAACCCATTGCCCGGACGGCAACAGTGTTTTTGATGCCCTGGCTCTCAAAGTGGACAAGGCATCGGCAGCTCCGGTCATTTTGGCGCTTACCGAAAAAACTCCCGTGAATGCAGTTGCGGCCTCGGCCATTCTGACCCTGACCGGAAATGCTACCCACCGAGATACTTGCACCCTCGGTTCGGACGTTTACACTTTTCAGACGGCGATCGGGGTGGGCACGAAAGCAACCCAAGATCTAACCTTCAGCGGGAATGCAGTCGATAACGAAACCGTAACTATCGGGACCGGGGGAAATGAGAGGGTTTACACCTTTGCCAATGCGATTGCGGCGGGCGGGGTTGCTGCTCATGGGCATTTAACGCTTACCGGAAATGCGGTTGAAAATGAAGTAGTGGTTTTAGGTGCTGGGGCAGCGGCAAAAACATACCGTTGGCGGGACCAGATTGCGGCCATTGCAGCCTTCAAAACGCTTACTTTCACAGCGGTTGCCGCGAACACCGAAACGGTGACGGTCGATACAACTCCATATACCTTTGTCACAGCACTTACAGAGGCAAAGGCGACCTCAATTTTGACACTTTCGGCAAATGCTACGGACGGAAATTCGGTAACAATCGGTTCTACAAAATACACAT